GAAATTTGGCAGTCTCGGAATGAGCAGGAAAGCCAATAAATGAGGCTAGAAGCAGGTTATAAAAACAACTAGAAAGGGGGTTCAATGACTAAGCAATACAAGATTTTAGAGGGATTAGCCAAGCATTTATACGAGGAGGATAAAGGTGAGGTGGGTGTTGATAAAGCACGATGGGAGATGGTAGTTCCCGCACTAAGGAATATGTATTTTGGGAGAGCAAAGAGGGCGTTGGTTCATCTTGCCAGCGAGGGTGTAGTAATAGGGGCGGATAGAGAGTTGCCCGCTATTAGCTGGGGCTCCTCTGACTCTAGATACGACCAAGCATACAGCAGGGGTATAGCAAAGGGTATATCAATGGCAAAAGAGGCTGGCTATGTAGCAACTGAGTCATTGGTGGAGGAGTAGATATGAGAAAACGTTATTGTGATACAAGGTTAGAACAATTACAGCCGTGCAATGTTGGCTGGGGTCACTACCCGCCAAACGATAGTGGTTCCTCCAGTTGCACCGAAGAACCGATGGAGCAGAACTGCCACAATGTTATTGATACCCGCTATATGAAATGCCCCTACTGTGGTAGTGATATTGGAGAAGTGGACGACTCTATAGAATTGGAGTTAGCTCACAGGAAGATGGGGTAGCCCCTACACCAATTAGAAATTATAGAGGATTAGGTAATGACGACAGGATTGGTGATAAAGCGTCGGGCATATTCCCTGAGCCGGGTAAAAAATACCGGGTTGAACTATTACCCAAAGCGGAAGAGAACCGGGTGGGGAGTTCCTGTTCCCGAACCGCAGATGGACTGGGAAGAGTTGAGACGGATAAAGATGCGGTGTGCCACGGAGTGTGCTGAGTTCAATGACATAGAGGGGGGTTGCAGGTTTGCCCTTCTGCCCAGTCAGGAATGCCCTAGATTCCGGCCTGGTGGCTTCTCAGATGGGGTAGAAGAGACCAGGCCTGAACTGGTTTGCATAATGTCTTCACGGTCGAAGCTGGTAGTTTGAAATGGATATGCCTTTTTATAATGACATTGGGAGGTATAAAGTGAAGAGGGAGAGGGATAGTTTTAAGACACCGCTAGTCGTTGAGGTAATGGAAAGCGGAAAGCGGTTTAGGCTTTTCTGCCAGTTTACATATAATTGGGGAAAGATGGTGATAACTGTGCCAGCCGGGTTTGTTACGGACTTTGCTTCGATACCGCGCTTTGCCCGGTTGCTTCTACCAAAGTTGGGGAAGTATAACAAGGCAGCGGTCATACACGATTTCATTTATCGGGACCACATCATCAGGCAGACATCTTATAATATTCCATTCGTTTTTAGCAGGAAGCACGCAGACCGTTGTTTCCGTGACGCTATGGCAGACCTGGGCGTGGTGAAGTGGAAGCGGACTATGATGTGGCTTGCGGTCAGGATAGGTGGCTGGGTTGCGTGGAGAAAGAGATAGATTAAATGCCAATTTACGAATACAAGTGCGTCAAGCACGGTAAATTTGAGAAATTGCGCCCTCTCAGCGAGGCTTCAAAGACTGCACTATGTCCGAATTGTCAGGAGGAATCACCCAGGGTAATCTCTCTTGTCCACTGGAATGTAGGCTGGAATTTTTTGAAAAATAAATCTGAGAAATCACCGCCGGCTCCTGAGGATGCAGGGTTTTATCCAGAGTGGGACCAGGCTTATGCGCCATACAGAGGGGGAGATACGATTAAGGTATGACAAGCAAGAAATACCAGATAATATATGCTGACCCGCCGTGGCATTATAGAAACTATGCTGATAATACAGCAAGCCGATGGGTTGGCAATCAGTATCCCGTGATGAGCGTAGAGGGTATATGTCGGTTGCCTGTGGCAAGCATTGCTGATGATAACTGCGTGTTGTTTTTATGGACTACTGCCCCTTGTTTGCAAGAGGCTATCAAAGTTATCTCTGCTTGGGGCTTCACTTATAAGACAAAGGCGTTCTGTTGGGTAAAGCAGAACAAGGTGAGTATGGGCTTATTTACTGGTATGGGTTACTGGACACGTTCTAACACAGAGGATTGTTGGCTCTGCACTAAGGGAAGCCCGAAGAGAATTGATGCCAGTGTTCACCAAGTAATCATGTCGCCAGTGATGGAACATTCGCAGAAGCCCGCCATAGTAAGAGAAAAGATAGTTGATCTAATGGGCGACTTACCCCGCATAGAACTCTTTGCCCGCAGGAAAGTAGGGGGCTGGGACTGCTGGGGCAATGAAGTAGAGAGTGATATAGAGTTGTTATGACAACTGATTTATTAAGAACGCCTGAAGTGGATGCTAGAATCCGTGCTCAGGCAAGGAAATTCCCTGATTGGTGGATTGAAAAGGTGCTGGGCTGCCGTCTCTGGCGTATGCAGAAGGCTATCGCTCAGTCTACCTTTTATTATCCCAGAACAACTGTTCGGAGCTGTGAGGCTTCTGGTAAGAGCTATGACGCTGCCAGGATTGCTCTTGCCTTTGTGTATAACTTTCCCCCAGCAACTGTCGTCACTACGGCGCCGACTAACAGACAGGTCGAGGATGTTCTGTGGCGTGAGATAAGGCTTGCCTTCAATGAATCCAAGATGGCACTTTCAGGCAACTTGACCCGGAAATCTTTGGAGATAGCCGATGATTGGTTTGCTATAGGCTTTGCTACCGATGAGCCGGAGCGGATGCTGGGCTATCATAATGTAAACGTGCTGGTGGTTGGCGATGATGCTGCCGGCCTTTCAAGTGATATTTTCGGTGCTATCGAGAACCCGCTCTCTACTGGCAACACACATGAACTCCTGCTGTCTAACCCGACTCAATCAGTTGGTGCTTTTCGGGATACCTTTAACTCTGACCTCTACAAAAAATTCCATATTTCTGCGTTTGATACGCCGAACCTTGCTTCCTTTGGTATAACCCAGGAGGATATAGAGTCTGGGGAATGGGAAAAGAAGTGGGGCGGACAGGAATTGCCATATCCCCAGCTTGTCAGCCCACAGAAAGTGGCAGAGAGATATAAGGAATGGGGTAAGGGCTCTTACCTCTATACTGTCTTTACCCTGGGAGACTTCCCTGAAGCTGGTGTCAATAACCTTTGCCGACTGTCTGATATAGAGTCTGCTATGGCACGGGAGATTGAGCGGAAAGACTATGAGAAGTCGCTCAGGGTCGCTGCCCTTGATGTGGCAAGATACGGCGATGATGAGTGCTGCTTCGCCATCAGGCAGGGCAACAAGGTTCTGGATGTTATTACTTGGGCTCACCAAAAAGCAGATTATACCATTGGCAGAACAGTTAGGTTGATAAAGGAATACAAGCCGGTCAGAACTTACATTGATGTCGTTGGTATGGGTGGACCAGTGCTTGACATCCTTAAAACTGAGGTGGGCTCAGAGTATAAGATTGTCGAGTTTGACGCAGGTGCTGATGCCTTGGATAAAGAACGATACCTGAATCGGCGTGCTGAAGGGTGGTGGGTTCTCAAAGAGAAACTTGAGAATGGGGAGATTGACTTGCCTGCCAATGATAAATTGAAAGCTCAACTTGCCGATGTGAGATATGACTATGACAACCCCAGATTTAAGCTCCAGATAGAAAGCAAGGAGAAAGCTAAGGATAGGGGCAGTAAATCCCCTGATATGGCTGATGCTATTATGATGGCTTTCTGCACCAAAAAGGGCGGCGGCGGTTCGCAAGTTTGGAGATACTAAGGAGTAGACTAATGACTTACGAAAAGAACTACCAATTAGTCATTGACAAGAAACAGGAAATGGGCGACCTCTTCAAGCGGATGGACGCTGATAAGAAGATGGCTATTCTCGATTGGGATGGCATGAAAGACCTTGATGGCCAGAAGACTCCTGATGTTATCAATGTAACAATGAATGAGGCTATGGTCTTTGCTAATCGCTGTGTCGCTATAATGAACGGCGCCAATATGCACCGCTATATTGTTGGGAAAAACCTTTCCGATACAGAGGCCACTACCCTTGAGAATTTCTATCAGGATATCTATTACACCAATGACTTGATGCTGGCAAACTCCCTCTTCGTTAGCTTATATGGATTCCTCATTGAGCAGATACTCCATCGGGGCTCGATAGCAGCACGAATACTTATGAGGGAACAGGGAGACAAATTCATCCCGGAGATATTTCCGCTTGATACCAGATACTTTGTGTATGAGACTGATTCAACTGGGCTGATATGGGGCGCCCCAGAAACTACCCGGACAAAGGCGCAGATTGAAAGAGATTACGGAATCGTCATCAGGGGTAAGAACGCATTAGTTACCGACTTCTGGGATGACACTGTTAATGAGATTTACATAGCCAAAGAGCTATATAAGGGTGGCTCACAGACTAATGATACGGCAAAGTATCCAGAAAGAAAGAGAGAACACGGCTTGGGCTATCCGCCATTCGTATTCCAGAAGTCAGGCGCCGGTTTGCAGAGCTTTATGGATGTCGGCATACTGAAATATCAGGGGGAGAGTATCTTTGCGCCTAACCGGGGCTTGATTCCAGAACTGCACAGGGCAGCTTCTATTATGATGACCCTTACCGATATGAGCTTTGAGGGTTCACTGGAGTATGGGAGCGAGGAGGGGACAGAGGCAGAAAAGCCACCTAACCCCTTTGGACGCCGAAAGGTTATACCAGTTGAGAAAGGCGGGGGCTTCAAATTAGTTCCTGTTGCTGATGTTAATAATGCTACTAGGTTACTTTATAATATGCTGGTTGGTGCCTTGCAGCGTGGTGGTCTGCCGAATATAGACTACGGCAACCTCAGCTTCCCACTGAGTGCGGTTGCCATCTCCAAGTTGACGGCTACCAAGGATGCGATATTTACGCCGAGGCTTAATGCTCTTGCGCTATTCTACAGGGCTGCCTCTCAGATGATAAAAAAGCAGTATATCCAGGGCGGTTATAGCGTTGAGATTGGCGATGAGGGAGAAGAGAGGGAATACTCAAACAGCGAGATTGACAAGAAATTCTCCACTAGGTATGAGTTCCACTCCGTTTCACCAGAGCAGGATATAGCCAACACAGCCATAGCACAACAGCATTTGGCAATGGGATTGCCCCGGCATTATGTTTATGAAAAAACCTTGAAGGTGGACGACCCTGGAGGGCTGATAAATGAATCGAGGGATGAGCTAGCTGAAAAGGGCGATATTGCCATTACTCTTAACCGCCGGCTCAGAAGCCTTGCAGATAAAGATGGTAATTTCGTAGAGTCTCTGGGCAAGGATATTGAGGCTGAAATGATACTGCAACAACTTGAAATGGTGCTGAGGGACAGGGCAAGGGGAGGCGCTATGGGGCTGGAGCCTGCAAAGGGGGGTATCGGTGTCGGGCAATCTGTTAAGCCGATGCTTCCGTTGATGGAAGGCGGTGGTGCTGGCAGAGCACCGGCAGGCGAAGAGGCAATGATGGAACCTGAAGAAGCAGAAAATAGAGCTGAAAGGCGTGAGGAAACCGTGCGCCGAAGCCGAGCGGAGGAATAAAAAAGGAGGTATTATGAAATTCATTAGAAGGCTATTTGGAAGACCAAGGGGAAGAACGCCATTTGATAACCTAGTGAGAAGTCTGGAAGAGAAAGGCATTCTAACTCATAGAGAAGTGAAACAAGTAATTTATGAGGAATAAGATAGCGAGTGAAGCTGAGATAAGAGAAAAGGAAAGTTGGAAAAAGATTCTATTAACTCATCAAGAGATGTGTGGCCTTATTGAATTTGACCATGCATATATCCCATTCGAGACCCTTGAGTTTTGGAATAGGGAACAACTGAAAAAGATTGTGGGTAAATGGGATAAGTGCGGTGAGTTTGCTGGTTGTAAGATGATACCTATTGAAGAATGGCGGACATTGCTCAAGGAGATAGAATAGTATGATATTTAAGTGCCGTAGTTGTAGTCACGAACAGGAAACACCCCAATCTATTGACCTCAATAAATTTGATGGGCAGTTAGCGTGTAAAGCCTGCAAAACAATTAGTAGGGTAAAAATAAGAGGGCATCATTTCAAGCGGAATACCCCAATAACTAGCTTCCACGCACTAAACAAAGATATTGTTAGACGAATGATGCAAACTGCGGGATTCATTTAGGAGACAATATGACAGTAAAAAACATAAAGGAAGCAGAAGCTCGAATCCGCAAAGCTATGGAACCACCAGCTACTCAAGCTGGCCCGACCTTTGCCCCCAGTATTCAGAAGATGAGGCAGACGGCTAAAGGGAAAAGATTACCAACGGCAAGGTGATAGATGAAGTATTGGCAATATCTCTGGTATGTAATTAGGCATAAGTGGTTTGTGATGTTGGCGTGTTTTAAGTTTAGACTTTATCGGGTAGGGATCACACATGATATGTCCAAGTTACTACCACGCGAGTTTATGCCATATATGGAGCACTTTTACGGTAGTAAAATTGGTATTAGTAAAGGCAGGGATGAGACTGGCTATTATAAGCCAACTGATACAGGGGATGAAGCCTTTGACTTTGCTTGGCTTCTTCACCAGAAGAGAAATAAACATCACTGGCAATGGTGGTGTCTGGCGGAAGATGAAGGTGGATTAAAAATATTAGAAATGCCTGTTAAATATCGCAAAGAGATGTTGGCTGATTGGCAAGGTGCGGGAAGGGCACAGGGCAAACCTTCAGTAA